TATGCAATGGAAAGAAGAACAGCGTACACGCCCATCAAGGATGAAGATAAAAATACGACTTAAAACTGCCCACTAGTTGCCCACTCCCTGCCCACTATGTTAAATAATGGCTGTTTTCTGCCATATACTAGCTATATACATACTTGGTGATATAATGCTATAAATACATAATGATTAAAAAAATGGAGAAGCATAATGAGAACAACTAAAGATAAATATTTAGAAGTTGCCAATACCATTAAATCTAAAAAAGATTGGTTGGCGAAAGCTAAAGAATTAGATGTTGAATCCGAAAAATACAGAACACGAAAAGAGGAAAGTTTTGCTGATTGTGATACTGATGGATTTTTAACTCAAAGCATTCAATCTGATTGTGCTCATATGTCAGAAGAAAATGCTAGGATATGTCGCCAATCTGGAAAAGATGTTTTCATTGGTTTGTATTCTGGAAACAGAAGAATCAAAGCAAAACTAATTAAAAGCTACAATCACTTTTCACATCAAGACGAATTAGTTTGGTCTATTCATCAAGACGAAAATATGGTTAGAAAATATTTACCCTTTAATAATTGTAGAGGAAAAAGCAGAATTTTAAAAAAACTTGGCTTAACAGAAGAAAAAGAAATTGCTAATGGCTGGGCAGGTTTTTCTGAAAGAAGTATTGCTGTTTACAGAATGGGTTGTGAATGGGGATTGGATTCTAAAAAATTAAATGGAGGAGAAAGATAATATGCTTACTATATTTAAAAGAGAAGATGGGAAAAGTCCTTACTATTACATTAGAGGAACAGTTCGTTTTGGAAGGAAAAGAATAACTGTAAAGGAATCAACTGGCTGTTTGAAAAAAGCTGATGCAGAGAGGGTTTGTGCTGCAAGAACAAGGGAAATTATTTTAGGTCTGGAACATGAAAACCACATGACCTTCAGCGAATGCTTGGAAAAAATGTACAACAACTCCAATCATTGCCCACGATCAAACAGAATGTCCTTGTTTAAAAGAGTCAATGAAATTCTTGGTCATCATCATTTAAGCGAATTGAATAATGACTTGATCTCCCAATACGCCTTTAAGATGTTTCCAGTTCTGGAAAAATACAAGGGAGTTAAACTGCGAGACTTGGCGTATGATGAAAGACAGGAAGCATCAAGAAAATTCAATACAGCCAATAATAACTATATTGCCGTTGTCTCCAAAGTGTTGCACTACGGAGCAAGGCAGGACTGGTGCAAAGATCCAACCATTGAGCATTTTGAAGTTCTCGGTAACAGATCGGTAGAAAAAAGGCATTTTACTGTGGAGGAAGTCAATCGCTGTGTGGAGAATACGGATGATGCGCAAATAAAAATGTTGCTGATATTTTTAATCTATACTGGCTGTCGCATTAGTGAAGCTCTGAATATGAATTGGAAAGAAAAAAATCCTGAAAACAATCAGCCGATGATTGACATGGAAAATGATATGCTGAACATTTGGCAGTTCAAGACGCAGGAATGGAGAACAATTCCAATGCACGAAAGAGTAAGGGAATTTTTGGATAGGATTAATGATAGGGAGGGTTTTTTATTTGAGTGGAAACACCAGCATCAGGATCAGAACAATCGCAAGGGCATTCCTCAAAGATGGGATGTGATGTTGCAGTTGGCAAAAGTGCCATTTAAAACTCGTCATGATTGCCGACACACACACGCAACTTGGCTGTCGGACAATGGCGCATCAAAGCAGGAGATTATGAAAGTTGTTGGATGGAAAAGTGATAAGGTTGCATTAGGGTATATTGATACAACCGACAGTAAGGTGAAACATTTAATCAATGGGTTGCCGAAATAATGGAGGGTTATAAGGTTTTGCCAATTTCCTACAATGAAACAAAACCATTTATTTTACATATTCATTATGCAAAAAGGATGCCAAGCATAACATATTCTTTTGGTTTGTTTTACCAGAATGAATTAGTTGGCATTGTTACTTATGGATCTCCACCATCACAGGCATTATGTAGAGGAATAGCTGGGGATGAATATAAAAATATAATTTTAGAGTTAAATAGATTAGTTTTAAAAAACAATATTATCATAATGGTTATATTTATCAAGCAACAAATTTTTTATATACTGGTTTATCGGATAAAAGAACGGAATGGAGGCAAAAAAATTCTAATAAACACTCTCGTCATCTTACTTCAACAAAAAGAAAAGAAAATCCAGATGACTTTTATTTAATACAAAGACCAAGAAAACACAGGTATATCTATGTATTAGCAAACAAAAAAGATAAAAAAAATCTTTTAAAAAAACTTAAATATCCAATTTCTGATTATCCTAAATTTCAAAATAAAAATTATAAAACAGATACTAACATTCCTACACAGAGAATATTAATTTAATTAAATTCAGTTTTAAAAAGCACAAATAAAAAAAGAGGGGAATAGATTTCTCTACTCCCCTTTTTGATTCTTATTTAATTTCTATTTAATGTTCTCTTGAATAATTTTTAAAAACCAAGAGTTATCTTTAATAACACCCATCAATCCGTTTGTAATTGAGTTCACGACAATTTCTTCATTCGTACCTTTCGCTAGGACATTGCCTTCCTGCGTCAAGCTCATTTCATAAGCGATGGCGTGTAAGACTTCATGTAAAAGAGTATTGGCGTAATCGGCATCGTTCAAGTCCTGCTGTATCTCGATCTTGTTTGACCTGTGATGATACTCACCATAGCAGTCCGTCTGCTTGGCAAAATCTGACTTGACAAATTCAATGTCAATTTCCTTATATCCAATCTTAATTTTTGGTGGACACTTTCTCATCAATGAATTTAAAGTATGCCGATTTTACTTAAAATAATGAGAACGATAACCAATAAGGCAAACCAAACAAGCATTTTCATTTGCTTCTTCAGTCCATAATACCATTCCTTAATTTTTTCCATATTGCCTCCTATTTCTTTTTAAAGTTTTTAGCGATACCCTCTCCGCTTCTTCCGAGAACGTACCCTCCCAAACCAATTTGTAGTAGCAACCACAAATCCTCTGGAATGGTTAATGTAATTTCCACACCAAAAAAATATTTTACATAAGGCATGAGAATGTAATTGTTGAATACAATTATGATTAGACACCACATCAAAGCAGGTCTCCATGTCGCTGTAATCCAATGCTGTGATTTAGCTTCGGAATCAACAATACTTGCTGCTGCCTTGAACTTGGACATATCGGCATTAAGCAATTCCTGGTTAAATTCTGCCTTGATCTTCTGTGCCAAATCCTTGTCAGGAACAGCTTTGTCTATTGTGCCTAAAATTGTTTTTGCAAGTGGTGCGATTACACCTAATAATTGCAGCATATATATCCTACTTGTTGATAATAAATAGCCAGATTAGCAAATTGAATTGCCACTAGCATTGCGAATAATAATAAAAAAATTAACTTGAACATTTCTTCATAACCTCCGATAATTCTCTTGCCCTGTTGGGAACTTGTCTTGCATACTTGCTATCCAAAAGTTCCATACTTGCCGTTTCGTAGTCTTGTGCATCCAAAGCAATTAGCATTTTTTTAAAACGACTGATTCTTGTCAACCCCATATTAAATGCAAGATTAACTAAACAGCCAAATGCGTCTGGATGAATATTATCTTTATCAATTAACTTTTTTGCGTCATTAAAGGCAATATTGAAATCGTATTCAAACGTCTTGTCTATGACTTTTCTTGGATAGATTTTATTATCATCCCATTTTTCATTATCCAAGCACAAATGTCCGTAGCCAATAGTTCTATTTCCTAAATGGTCTTTATAGACTTGGTTTCTCATCCCTTCATGGGATTTAATGGAATCCTTTAGTGCATCAATGTCCATTAGCAAGTTCCACCATAGCTTATGTTTTTATCAAGAGCTGTTTCCTCTTCTTTGAGGATAGTCTTTAGCTTTTCAAGGTAGATAATTCCGTCAGACAATTCCTCTTGAATGTCGTTGATCCAGGATATTGTCGGCTTTGTGGATACATCCATTGTATTGCCAAATTTTTTTATTCCTGCATCGGAACGCTTGACAATGCGATCAATGACCTTTTGAACTAATGGATCTCTGGTTTTCATCATAATGACATGGGAATTAAAGTTGGTACGGATGCGATGATAGCACCAACGCTTATGATCGGTCTTTTAATGAAATTCTTTTGGTAGCGCATGGATGCAGCTTTGGGATCAATGCTTGATCCTACACACATCGCAAAATTTAGAGCTGTTGGACTTGACCATAGGGAAAT